AACACCTGTTGTTTTTTTCGTACCAGCAGGATTTACAATTTTACCACCACCTAGTCCACTACCAGGCTTTAATTTTGGTCCTGTTTCTATATTTTCAATCATCTCACCTTCTGGATCATATGATGCCTTATCAACAGCCACAGGTCTTGCACTCTTTACCTCTTTACTTTTCTTGTCTTGTTTATAGTCTGGAAGACCTGTAAGTGGATTACGATTCCATGACTTAATAAATACGTCTCTTTCAGTTAATTTTTTTTTTTCTTCTGTCTTGATAGTAGGGTTGATATCAACCTGATTTTTTACCTTACCTTTCTCAGCATCTATGTCAAGTTTCTCACCCTTCAAGGCTTCATAACTCATCTCCTCTTTCCAGTTAGAGAATTTAGGAGCAGCAACCATAGCAGGTGCTCTTACTACATCAATGATCTGAGTAGTACTACCATCAATATGGTTTACTTCTACACTTTCTTTCTTTTCTTTTTTCTTCTCACCTTTACTTGATCCCCAGTTATCTTCATGATCCTGATCTCTTGGAATCCAACTAGGACGCTCATAAGATTGACGCTGCTTCATCCTTTTCTGACGAGCTGCTTCCCAACGAGCAACTTGCCCAGATAAACTATCTGCTTCTTGTACTACTTCTTCCTTAACTTTCTTTTTCTTCTTCTTATCTGCATGATACTTCTTCATAGAAGGTAGAGGAGATTCATCTGGGTCTCCACCCTTACTAATTCTCTTCTTCTCTAGACGTGCAATGATATCAGCAATATCTTCCTTAGCATAGTGCTTCTTCTTCTCTTTCTTTTCCCTGTCAGAGATCTTACCGTCTACATCACTTTTTTCATACCACTTCCCATCACAGTCATCGTCTTGCCAACGCTCTTTAGACTGCTTGTCGTATTTCTTTTTAGTTTCACCAAGAACTTCTTGACGATACTGTTCAAAACTTTGTGTCCAGGGATTCATTGTAAACGTATCCTTTGTCTTTGTTATTTATTTAGTCAGAACTCTATAGGTAGATCAAACTTGCTAAGTTCAGTAGCTTCTGATATCCAAGTCCTAAAAACTTCTTTCTGTTCATCTATACAAATAAGATGATTTGCTCCTCTTCGGAACACTTCACCTGTATGTCCTTTTGATTCAACTACTGAACCTATCTTGAATATATCACCAGCAAGATACTGTTCTCTAATAGTTCTTTCATCAACAGGGATGACATTTAGCATAGTAAAGTTGTATAACTTACTCTGACCGTTCTGTTCGTATGCTAAGTTTGAGATTTGTTGTGCTCTGGATTTTCTGACCACAATATTAATTGCATCAAATCCATTTTCGTATAATGATTGCAAGACATCGTAGATGGTCTCTGCATTTTTGTCATCGATGATGGACTCGCTAATCTCAGGATATGCATTCTTTAAACCCTCAATATCACTATCCCTGCTAGGGAAGATGTAGTATATATCTTCACCTGCTAGTTCTTCAACAGCAGCTAATACATTATTAGTTACAGATTCATCATCAAACTTATCAAAAGCAATAGTCAATGGTCCAGAAGAACCTACATCACCAATTGATGCAGATGTTCCACCAGTATCTTGTCCTGTTTGTTTTTCATAACCACCAGCAGTTAATGAAGCACCTCTAGGTGTCTTCAGAAATGTATCTGTAGAAGCAGCTGATCTAGTAAGACTTTGATAAGGAGTTCTTTCCTTATCTTCTTGATCTCCAGCAGATTGTCTGCCAGAGAACATCTTTAGCTCACCAGAAATAGTTTTTGCTTTTAGATTACCTTGACGATCATACCAATCTCCGTGTCCGTCTCCTACTAAGCCTAATCGCTTCGCTTGAGAGGATGCTTTGGTAATCCTTGCTTCGGTTATGAATGTTAGGAACTGCTTCACTTATCTTGTTGTAAATCTGTAGTTGATTTTCATGAATAAAAGTCAGACCAGGAGTCTGCATTCTTTTATATTTATCATCACTTTCAGTGAAGGCATAAAAGAATCTTTTGAACTCCTCTATCTCCTTCTTTACGATCTGCCTCCTTTTAGGTTTAGCAGTATACAATTCAATCAACGTGTCAATGATTTTATTCATTTACTTGTTCCACTCTAAGTACAATTTCATTAAGTCTTTCTCCTGAAACTACATCAGTATTTCTACCTTTCAAACGAAGTTCCACATATACTTTATCTAGTAAATTATTAATTACCTGTTCATTAATTGGATATAAGTTATCCATATCCATAACATAATTCGCACACTTATCATCACTAGAACCAAAAGCTATTGCTCCTGTCATATTCTCACGAATAAATTCTCTCTTAAAAGATGTAAACAATGGATCTAATTGTGCATTCCTTTTACCACCCAATATTTTTTCTAACGTATCATTAGCACTTCCTGATTGCTTTAGTGCAGCAAGTCTTGGTGATATAACTGATTTAACTTGTTTGGTTGGTTCTGATGCAATTTCATCTTGCATCCATTGTAACAACTGAGCAACCTGAATAGTTGCAACCCCACTCAATGATCCAGCAAGAGAAATTTTTTGTAGTATTCTATTCATCAAAGTAAGATTACCCTGAATACCAGCACTACTAAATTGCCATTTCTCACCAAACTTAATAGAACATCTATACTTCTGTCCATTCTTTACAAATAAAACATCAGTCTTTGGTTCTGGTCTACCACCACCTAATTTTTTAAATGACTTATAAAACTGTTGACCAGCAGGACCATTACGATCATGAGTCCATAAATTACCTATCATTCTTCTAGCAGTATCATCAACTTGCTGATCACTAATTTTTGAACGATGATGCAATATAGCAGTCTGTTCTACTAAAGTTGGGTTTTGAATATTACTAAGAGCATGATACATAATAGCATCTTCATACATCAATCCTCGGTTAGCCATAAGTAATCACCTCTTGCAGATATTTATTTCCAACGTGTCATTACTATCTCAACCGATCCATCTAGTTTATTTTTCCTACTTTCCATATCAAAATCTTTAGTATCCAAAACTGTTGCAATAGCATACTCTTGTGCCACCTTATCAATAAACCTTTTAGGTGGAATAGATCTACTCCATGTCTGAATGTCAGTTACTAATTCATATGTACCAGATCTATTACGACGAAATCCTATATCAGTTCCTATTGTAACTTCACATAAAACTTTATTATGATCATGTCCTATAGGATTTACTAACTCTTGATTTACATCAACCTTTTCACCCAATACTAATAATGCTTTCAGTAATGTATCTTTATCTGTCAATTTTGTTTTGATTTTGCTGAAGTGTGACATCTTTTTGCTGATAGTATTCAGATTTATATACTCGCATTTGAAGATCTCCTAACTTAGACTCAAGTTCTTTAGTAAGACCTTGGCAGGTGTCTCCTTGGACACCTATAACTTCCTCCTCAACAGTACCATCTTGTCTTATGGTAAACTTGATAGATTCTTTACCCATTAGAGATCGTTTGCTTTACGATTTTCACTGTAATATGTATCAAAATGTCCATCTGGAAATCTCTTACCCAACTTCTCAATATTCATATCACATATCTCATCTAAACTTATATCTAATGCTATACAACACTGAGCAACATACCACATGACATCTCCTAGTTCTCTCTTCATATGAAAAACATTATCTTCATTGTATGGCTTACCTTGGAAGATTATCTTCTTGACAATTTCCATAAACTCACCACCTTCAGCACAGATACCAACAGCACCTGTAAGTAAGCGATGAATGTCAGACTCTTCCTCTAAATCTCTAAGACGATTTACGAATGCTACACCATTCTTAGACTCTTCACTTGTTACTTGATTAACAAAACGAACATACTTACTATCAAAATTTGAAGTCATTAAATTTTGCTTTTGATTCTTCAGATTTATTATACTCTACTACGTCCGTATCGTCAACTATATCATTTTGTGCTGCCTGTTCACAATCATATAATCTCATCTTAGCACGATCAATACCAACAACAAATCTCTTGTTCATAGTAGGATCATTGTACCTATTCTTCAATTGCTTGACCATTATTTGATTAAGGTTCTCCAACTCTTCTGTAGAAATAAGAGCAAACATAAGATCAGCAGTAGCAGGGAGACCAAAAGATTCAGATGTGTCAGTAAGATTAGGATCTGAACTAGCAAAACCAGACCTAGTAGTTTGCGTAGCTGAGACAATTGGGAGGCTGCATTCGACAGCAAGTCCTCTAAGTTCTTCTGCGATTGCCTTGACATAAGAATAAGAATTTACGTTGACTGCACTTCTATACCTAGATGAAGCACAAATGTTTAGATAATCTACAAATATTATATCAGGTTCAAATGATTTCTTCAACTTAAGTTCTTGCAACAACGCTTTGAAATGTCCACAGTGTGCAGATGCAGTAGGGTATTCTTTGACAATCAATTTACCAGATGTCTTTGCTGCAAGTTTATCAATCTTCTTAGTGAAGGTAGACTTAGGAAGTTCTGCTATGTCTTGAATATTTGTATTGAGTAAATTCGCATCAATCCTTTCCGCAATCTTCTCCTCTGCCATTTC